GAAGTCATCCTCTGTAACCCATGTAGGCATTATGTATGCCATAGATTGAAAGTGTGTAGCCTGTAGGTTGGCTTCTCTTGCGCTATCATACGAGTTGAATATGAGCGTACGGTCATCGAATGATGTGTATAACGTGGGAGACCTATCATTTAATATCTGTATGTCAAACTGATTGTCTGTCTGTACACTATCAACATTGTATGCTTGTACGTTATACGAGTTTGTTATGCGTAAGAAGTCGTCTGGCTCACGCCATTGCATCTTAGTCCATGTTGCCCTAGTATCTGTAACCTTGTACGAGTTGTAGTTGATGAAGTACAGTTCTTTAATATCATCATTAACATACACCTGTGTAGGCTGTGCTAGGTCTGTTGTTGGTGTTAGCTGGATTGGCTTTCTTAGGTGAGGCCAATTACGTGTAGACATCATAGCGAAATAGGTGCTCTTAACTATCTGAGCTACCTGAGCTGACTCAACCGTATCATCAATACTGTTGACCTCATCCCCGTCCATGTCGTTGAGCACATCTTGAACTATATCAAGTAGTGAGAATTTAGACATCTTCTAGTCCTAGTAATGTGACTGTTATCTCAGCTGATGGTGTTTCAAGCCACTCAACCCCGCCGTTTACTGGTGTGTAGCCGTACAAGCCTAGGTTACCACTTGGCAGTATATCTGCCAGCATAAATATTTTAAATGTATCCCCCGCAGATGCTTGGACATGGAACACGCCAGATTGAGGTGCAAGTATATCTGACGCAGCTCCTATACTAGAGGCTTGCGTACCTAGTGATACGCCAGAAAACTCTGCCAATAGCATCAAGACAGCAGTGCTTACGCTGGTGGTACGCCCGGCAACACCATTAACATATATTGGGTAGAATCCGTCTGTGTTAAAAGTTACTGTACCATCTGCTGCAAGCGATACGTGCCCATTTAAGGAGTCACCAGCAGGGCCAAAGTTTAGTTGCACTACGTCCCCCTCTACGGAAATCTCTTGGTCTGCTGTGGCTTTTGAGCGCAGCAAGTCGCAGGAGCAAAGCTGAACCCCGTCAAGGTCGGCCCTTACTAAATTCCTGAATACAGACACACCGCCATCCGCGAATAGGGTAGACCCCTCTAGCGCAGAGGATACATCCAAATCCGCTACAGTCAGCTTTCTATGGCTAGCACCACCTCCACCATCTGTCACAGCCACTTCACCTGCACCTGCACCTGCTACACCTTTTGACTCGTGTATGTTAGGGTCTGTAATCTCTACATGATTTATAGTCATTTCTTTCTCCCAATAAAAAAGGCCGAACCGAGAAACCTCGACTCGACCCTTTAGGTTGTGCTAAGCAGTGATGTTGTACTTGATAATCACTTTAGCTTTACCGCCTGTCATAGATGCTGTTGTGCCCGATACCACAGTACCGACAGTTGTATCAGCAGCTAATGGAGCAGCCCATGTACCAGATAGCTCAGATGTTAAATCAACTGTAGCAACTGCAATGAGCTGTGCATCAGTGATTGTGAACCCGTTAGTAGCTTCTGATGTATCTGTACCAACATCAACTACATTATCTGCATTACCGAATGTAGCAGCCTCAGTAACAACTAGGTATGCTTTCTCAATAATAGAACCTGCTGGGATTGTATAGTCAACCAGCAAAGGCCCGCCATTTGTAACAACCTCACCGTTCAGGTCGATAACTAATTCAACCTCACGGCCTAGTGTACCTACTACACCTGCACCCGGGCCGATTGCTCGTGGGCCATAGTGGTTATTTACACCAAGGCCAGTGTTTGATTCAAAACTCATATATTACTCCTAGTATTTAGTTGCATCAGTGATTAAGATACCGAGAGTATCAACTCGTTGTACACCAAAGCCGTAGCGAGAACGTACCACAAACTCATCACGAGCGCGGTCTTTATTACGTTCACCTTCTGACTTAGGCATACGTCGCCATGCGTGCATGATAGGCTTAGTCTGGTCGTCTAGCACATTCATAAAGATGTTAGCAACACCGTTAGTGATTGTAGTAGTACCATCGCCCATAGAGCCTTGCTCTAAGCGGTTAGATGTTACGATGTTCCAGCCGAACAGGTTCATGATGAACTTCATACCACGAGCCATACCTTGCTCTAGAATCTTCTGACCGAATGGTGTAACGTCATGGGTAATAGTTACCAAGCCGTTAAGCGTAGCTTCTACTGTACCGTCACATAAGAATACATTACCGTCATCTGGCACATTAGCTTTCTGGAACGCTAAACGCATTGCGATAAGGTGGTCTAAAGAGAATGTACCTTCATGGCCTGATGTAGCAACAGCCGATGCGATACGATGAGCGAAACCATTAACTAGGTTAGCGTTAGCATCTGTTTGAGCTTGGTTACACACTTCTAAGAAGCGAGTCTCGAAGTTCTCTTGGAATGCACGAGTAGACTCAGAAGCACGTTCTGCCATTAGGCGGTCAATGTCTGTACCGTCTTCACGGATGTCATCTGTTACGTACCAAGCATCACCTTTGTAATCAGTGATTGACATTGTAATCTCGCCAGTTTCAATTGGGTTGTAGATTAGAGGTGTATCCTCTGCTGCATCCTGAATCGTTACTGTACCGATTGTTTTAATATGTAGTGTATCACCTGAACCGAAGTCTGTTACGTTACGGTAGAATGATTCTGGTAGTAGACCATCATGCAGATTAAGCAAGATGAATGAGCTGTACTGCTCTGCTTCTACGAAAGCGCGGGTATTACTCGTGAGTTGCATAGGTTATCCTTTATGTTTATTCAGTTATGCCATGTTTTCTATATACTTCTGCTTTAACCTTTGCCATAAACTCTCGTTGCTCTGCGGAAGTAGCACCTGATAGGAGTGTCTTTTCAGGACGACCTAGTGGAGCTTCTTGTGGTTGCTGTGCATGAAGGTTGAATGAGCTGTTGGTAACAGAAGGTGAAGTAGATTTGTTATTGAACAGGGCTAATACCATGTCAGGGCTTGACGTTGCTAGTTGACCTAGAGCTTCTGGTGTTGTATTCAACTCCTTAGCTTTAGCCTGAACTACCTCTTGAGCCTTAGCTCCGAAAGCGTTCACTAGTGCTGCCTGTACCTTTTCTGTGTTAGTAGCTTGTACCTGTACTTGTTCACGTTTATTTAATGTAGCTTCTAACATCTTAGCTACGTCTGCTTCACCAAATGGGGTCTCAGAGGGGTTGCCTAATTGCTCCGCTTGTTGGTGGTTGGTTAACGAATCTACGAGGTCCTGTGCGCCTTTACTTTTAGCCAACTCTTCGCGTAGTTGAGTAATCTCTTGTTCCTGCTTAGTAGCTTGCGCTTGTAGCGTAGGAATTAATGTCTGCGAGTGAGTTAGAGCTTCTAATGCTTTTTCGACAGTATCGTATTTTTGTCTTCCATCTACCGTTACTATGCTCTTTAGTTGGTCTCCAAAGACATTGCTAGGTTGTTCTACACCGTCAACTGGTTGTTGTGTTGGCATAGGGTCTTTCTGTTCTGTGCTTAAAAATACATCATTAGGGGTTTCCATTGATGTTCCTTACTAATTTGCTAGTGTCCACCCTTTGCAGGAGCTTATGTTTCCAGAAGCTAACTGCTGTAAAGAGCTGTAACTAGGTATGTTTGAAGTTTCACGACACCACTTACGCAAATTAAACACCTCAATGTGTGTCCCGTCTGGTTTTATGAATGTGTGCATTTTGGCTATTCCGTGTTCTACGTTGTACTGGATTGTACACCACTCTAAGTTATAGTAACTATTGTTAGTCCTAATCTTGTCTTTGTGGTTTACAGTCAACGTCATATCATCTGTCTTGCAGAATGCTTTAGCTACCAGCCTGTGTACTGAAAACTTAGTTCCCACGCCATTCTTAAACAGCGCAACTCTGTAGTACCCTTTGGCAGTTAGGTCTGGCTTAATCCACCTACCCTTCTGTAACCTTCCGTTAGCAACAACCTTGCTGTGGCTATATACCTTACCGCAATTAGTAACTGCGTATAGGCCTTCATAACCCTCAATATCTTTTGCTACGTACTCGCTTAACTTCTGCATACCTACTCCTTAGTTTCGGTAAATTAAATTGGAGCCCACACTACGACTTGAACGCAGTTCATCTGATTACAAAACAGACGCATCACCATAAATGCTTTACAGGCTTTGGTACGTGTTTCTTATTTAGCGTTGTAAACACAAATCAACATTGCTTCGGGAGAAGCTTAGTATTCCTTAGTAGTTCTTAGTATTTGTTTTTACTTTCTTATTATACGAAGAAAGTGTATACTGGCTAGAGTATGTCTAGTAGTTCTAGGAGTATGTCTAGTTATTTGGTATGTATACTAATACTATAAGAAATTTCGGGTTTTGTGAGCTATTTTTCAGTAATAAGTGAAATTATTTCAACTAACGCTCTTTTATACCCTTGAGAGTCAGCCATCTTGTACGCCCAGTTAGATACTTCGTACCCATCTTCTTTCATATCTGAGCGTTCTTTCTCACTTACCTTAGCGTCCAATAGCTCTGCTAGCCTAGCCCTCACAACAGCAGCAGACTTAAAGGAGACTTTCATCTCCTCCTTACCCTGAGAGTCCAGCCCGTTAGTCCAAGTAGTCTTCATTTACACCACCTGTTCAGGTGAGAGTTGCATGGCTACGTTCTCCTCAGCCATCCCAGTTTTAACTGCCGTCTTCTCTTGTTCTTTCAAAGCAGCGTCTGGAGAGAATATGTTGTAACCCTTAAGCCCTAACGTATCATCAATAAACTTAGTAAGCTCTACCGCAGACGTATGAGGTGCAATCATCTGACCAACTGCTGTGTTGAATACGTCAGATAGGTTACGTAAGTCCTGAGACTGTTTAGAGAAGTGTCTAGCGCCTACAGGTCTAATCTTACCATTAGCCATAATGTCCATAGCAGTGACCTCTTGGAACAGTACAGCGCCGATGTCTGTATCAGCTATACGAATGGTATCTGCAACGTCTAAGTTCCTCTGAGCGCTCTCTAACATCTTATTGAGCAATGGCTCTAGTAGCTCTGTCTCGAAGTGAGTTATCTTCTGCTGGAATATCTTACCTGCTGCTGTAGATAGTTGGTCAACCTCAAAGGCTGTCTTCTCACCGGGACTACGAATACCCATAGCTTCTCGTGGAGCACCAGCGTATAGTTCCATGTGGTCTTCTATCTGCTGTATCTCTGAGTTAGCTGCGAATACGTTCTGCATGTTTGTAGCAAGCTCTTGTACGTCTGAACCACCTTCATCAATGTTGATAGCAACACCGGGGCCCCATACAAACTCTTCTACCTCACCGATTATCTTAAGTGGTGGATGGATGATTAAGTCCATAGCGTCCGCCTTAAGGTTCTCTAAGTGGTCTAAACGATATTGTAACCCTACTAGGTTATCTAATGGCCCCATGCTCCACAGGTTGTCTGGACGGTCTCTCCAGCCTACATGGTCGAATGGACTGCCACTATACCACTGAGACATAGGTTCATTACGTACCATAGTGTTACGGTCTACAATTGTAATCACTCGGTCAGTCATTACTTCACCAGTAGTGGTGTCGTGATAGTTCCCATAGAATTCTAGTATCTCTACGTAGTCAGATTGGAAGTATTCATACATGTTCCCAAATCCGTCCACCTGATACCCTACAGCCTTATCAAACTCCTCAATGGTGTAAGCACCCATTAATTGTCCAATCTCTTGTCTCCGTGCGACAGCGGCCGCCCAGAACGCATTCTCAGGTTCATCTTCTGCCAGCTTCTTAAGTTCCCCTACAGACTTGACTGAACGTACAATCTTGAACGACTGGTCGAAGTCATCTGCTAATGGGTTGAATACGATGTCAAGAGGGCTTACTCGACGAGCTTTAGGCCCGATGAAGTCTGGTACTCGTGTACCATCTGGCATAGTCTTATACTTAGTCACGAAGTCTGGTACAGAGAATACATTACCGTAGTCGATGTAGTCGTACACCATACGGCTTATAGTGTTGCGGAAACCACCAATGCGAGTCTTATTACTCATGTACGCTTCAATGGTAGCAGCCTTCTCTTTCAAGCTATCGTCCATTGTATAGCCCTGCCATTGTAGCCAGTCGTCGTTAGGGAACAAAGCACTCATGTAGTTAGCATGTAGGTTGTCTCGTATCTGACACAGCTTAGGAAGCGTTGTAGTGTTCTTCCAAGGCAAGGAAGAGTTGGTTGTTGATGATGTATCTGTAGCGAAGATGTAGTCACGAAGCTCTTTCCACTCCTCTATCTTACCTCGTCGCTGGCTGTTGTACCTGTCCCACATGAGCGTCACCCATGCGGCAGGGTCATCTGGTTTCATTGCATTGCTTAATTCAGCTACCTTGTCTGAACACATTATCTCATTCCTCCGAAGCGGTTAGTATTATTTGTCTGTACTGAAAACATATCAGCTACGTTATGCTTACCGCCTGACTGTTTAGGTTTCACTGCAATCTCTATGGCAGATGCTAATGCATCCTTCACATCATCGTGCTTTGGTCTTGCTTGTATAAGCTCCTCTTCTAGCACTTGGATGTGCCCTCCTAAGAAGTGCCACATTATCTGGTCTTCATAGCGCCATTCAAGCGCAGCTGACATACGTTCTTCTTTAGTACCCTCTCTGCGAGATGGTCTGAACTCGTCTATTGCTAGGCGTAGTCCCTCCTTCTTAAGAAAGTCTTTTATGTCATTAACAATTATTTGTTGAGCCACTGTAACTTCTGCTCTAAGCTTCTTGAATATCCACTTAGCGTGTAGGCGTTTAAGGTGGTCAAAGTATTCCTTAGTCTTATCTGACTTGAATCGGTCTATGTCCAATAGGTATATGTCTCCATCAGAGTCAATGCCTATAACAACGATAGCTGTGTAATCGGCTTTCTTGTTTAAGGAGAATGCGAAATCCACTGCTGCATATACATTCAGTCGTCTGTCCTTGAAGTACCACACCCCACCTTTATTACGTATAAACTTAGAGTCATAGTATTGGAACTTGTCTCTGCCTATGCGCTCTGAGCCCGGGTCATTTGGGTCATTATAATATTGAGCATAGAATTGAATCCTATCCGTATACTCTGCACGTATGCGAGATAGTACAGGTAGGTTAAACCCATATGCTTTGTTATCTTCTGAGCGTACAGCACGAGGCCAGATGAATGCTCCATCAACCTCTACAGCAAACTCCTTAACATCCCATACAGGAACTCGGTCTACTACTTCCTCAGCTGAATTGTATATGTCATACTCTTGTTCTTTCCAAGTGGCATAGATGTCAGCAGGGTGATAGCGCGTCCCACAGGCCATTGTGAAGCCACCTGCATTACGTATACTAGTGAACTGAGAAGTCTTCTTAGAGACAGTGTCACGGCCGTCCTCGGTGTATGCATTCTCTGGTACTACCAAGTCGTCTGATACAACTATGTCAGCATGCCACCCAGTAGTATTAGTTGTTAGGCCTGCTGTTGCGATAGTCGCATCACGCACACCCTCTTTCTTACGTTGGATATGGTCTATACAAATCTTACATGATGACCACTTCTCACGCTTGCCCTCTTGTGGGTCTAGATACTCTGGGAAGAAGCGTTGGTAGGTTGACCCACCTAGTATGTTCTTAACAGCGTACAGTTGCGTTATAGCCAGCTCCGCAGTGGCGGATACGTATAGTATGGTTATCTCTGGATGTCTTGTTATTACCCAAGCACACCATGTAGCTACCATGTGCGACTTAAGGTGGGCACGAGGTAGCATGATTAGTTTGTTAGCAGACATCTCTTCCTTCTGCCCGAACAGGGAGTAGTCTTGCATCCACCTGTATATCTCTCTATGTACATCTCCGTACATATAGCCCGGGTTCACTAGACGAGCGAAGTAGAACAAATCTTCCTTAGCTCTTTCTCTTACGTCTAGCGCCCCTTGGGGCATGTTGCCAATCTTACGGTCAGCAACTATACGCCATTCATCACTCATCTATTAGCCCTCTTTGTAATCCTCAAGGCGTGATACATCAGCACTGTACTCCTCTGCAATGTCTGCCTGTATCTTAGTTTCTCTTTCAATATCAGACTTGCTAGGTCGTCCTGCTGAACGCTTGTCCCACCCTTTGTCTGCAAGCCACTTAGCAGCTTGGAAACCTTTGTCTGAGGTGGAGATGCCTATGATGTCCCGTACAGCTTGGGAGCGTAACTTCAACTCCAGCTCAATACGCCAGCTGTCTACCATCTTAGCGAATATCTTATTGGCGCATATACGTTGCCACTGAGACCAACCTAGCAGGTATGTACAAGCGAAGTCATACTCTGTTGGGTCTTCATGTTCTAGGTATAAGCGTTTCAGGGAAGGGTATAGCTTCCCCTTGTATTCATAGTCCTCGTCCTTCTGAGTGTATACAGCGAAGTCTGTGTTGTACCCCACCTCAAGGAACAGGGATTGGGTTAGGGGCCTCCCCCTGCTGTCTTTTAGTCTGGTCTTGTCTACTCTCATGTAATACTCCTACGTTTGCCCACCAACTACAACCCCGTCAGTGTCGGCAGTTGGTTGTGATGTGTGGATGCGTAAGATTCCGTTATAGTCAGACCACACAAAACCGCGCTCTCCTATCATTAGCGGTGACTGCCAATCCTCGCCTCGAACCCTATTACCAGATACGGCACAAAACACAGCCTGATTATCTGTCTTGACAGGGGGAGAGTTTGTATCGTTGTTCCAGACGTTATTTAACATCACCCTGCCAGCCGTAGGCATCAGCACAGTCGCAACCCCGTTAGTCCCGCTGAAATAGCAGTTTGTTAAAAATGAGGTGTTCGGGGATGCGGAGCCATCAGCAAATATCAACGGCTCTGTAACACCACCAGCACTAGGGAACATTGTTAGCGAGGTTGCTTTGAACGTCTCCATCGCCGCGCCCCACAAATAGATTCCATACTCTGGAGAGTCACCCCAAGATTCAACGTGCAGGTTGTCAAGACTTAAACTAAGTACGTCACGCATCGAGATACAGCAATCTTTTATTGTGCTGTTTGATATTGTTACATAATCAAAGTCTCGGAAGTATACGCCATGTTGCCCACCATCAGAGCCACTTGTATGTACGTTAGACAATACCGCTCTCGATGCTGCACTTAGCCCGCTAAATGTAAATGGAGTTGTACTGTTTGCGTTATTTATTACGTTTATGTTGGAGCCGTTAAACGACTCTACTTTGCCGATTCTTACTCCATGTCCGTTGGCCCCATCTATGTTTACATTGCTTACATTAACGTTTCCTATGCTTGTCGATTCGTTAAAATATAACCCATAACCAAGTGCGGAATGGTCGAAGTTGTACATATTTACATCAGTAATGTTGATGTAGTCATGAATACCAGCAGGCACTCCCGGGAATTGCTCGTTGTGTAAGTTGATACCCTTACGGCAGAAGTCTATGTTTACGTTGCTTACATTAACGCCAATCCCGCCAATATCAACAGCCGAACCCCTTGCGCCTTTTATGTATGCCGTGTCTAGTGTGGAGTGTTTTGTTGTCGTTATATCGTTTGCATCGTTTGCTGGAAATGACTTGTACGCAGATGACATTGTATCAGGCCACACTGTACCGTTGCTTACTATTGATAGATTTG